ACAGTTACATTTTTGACATTAGTATATTGATTGCCTTTGTCAGATGTTTTTACGTTGATTACTGTAAAATCAATCGCATCGCCTGACTGTGGTAACGGGTTCAATACTTGCCCCCGACAATATAACCTAGTGCCATCAACTAATTGTATTGCGTAGTTTGGTTTTCCATCTTCGGTATTATCAAAGACTTTATCAACTATATTCGACATTGTAGTTTCTCCTTATTATTATTTGTTTAAGACGGAATATCCTCGACCCTCTAAGCAATTATTTACTAAATCTTGTTTAGTTTGTAGCTTAGGCGATAGCCAAAGAACTCTCCATCTTAGTTTGTTATACACTACCTTTGATGTATCTACAAAAGCATTAGTATTATCATCAACAATACTAACGCAAGTGTAGTAGTCATCATGGTATCGTTCCGCCGTCCCCTCAATATTGGCGGAACTTTTGCCCCTACTATCTACTATTGGCGTGGTGCTACACCCAGCAAGGAACACAGCACCACATATTAGTAAAAGCAAAACTATTGATATCCTAAAAATAGACTTATAGTTAGTTTTCTTTTTGGGTAAAATTCTTTTAATTCTATATAATGGAGTTTTTTTACCATCTATCGAATAACCAATTACCTCCCTATGTTCTATGCCATAGGGAAATAAATTTTTAGATTTTTTAGCTTTTTTCATATTGTAGACTCCTCTATTGCTCTTTGTCCTCTCTTTCCTACTCCACCATCAACACCAACTGCATCAACTGTTCTATGATGCCAACCAAAAGGTATTAGATAATTTTTAGGAAAAACAAAAAGATGATATTGATTTGCAGTATCTACCAACCTTTTTTCATTTGGATATATTTCAACTGCCTCATAATCTGTACCAACAAGTTCATTTTTTATTTGTTGCATATGCCTCCAATCGTGAATAGACTTTTTGTCTAATCTTTTAATTGAAAGATATGTCATAGTACCTTTCCATGATTTTTCATGAACTTGCCAATCTGCTTGTTTATTTCTAAACACCATTACAGAATAAAGATTATTTTGGTAAGTATCACAATCATACATTTCATGGTAGTATTGTTTAGATTGTTCATGCGTTAGTTCTTGACCCGTCATTTCTTTAAAAAGATTTTTACAATGTTCAAACCTTTCTTTGATAGGGAGATCAAAAATTTCATGTCTAGTTTGAAAAAATTTATCCATTATGCAGTCTCCTTTTTTGTCAAATTTAAAAATTTCTTCATTCTATCTTTGTTAAACCAAGTCACTACAATTTCAGAACTTCCGACAGAATATTGGATTTTATATTTACCTACCCCGTCATCTTTTTGATATTCTTTTATTAATTGTTTTGCATGGTCGTATCTATCTGTAACATCACAAATAAAATCATCGCATTTTATATAAAACAATTTACTCATTATTTTTTCTCCTTATTTTTTAAAGAAATGTGTAAAGCATTTTTCATAACTAAATTACCATCGTTATCATAAACAGCAGTAGAGTTATCAAGATGAGTTATTTTAAAAAGATGTTTGATCTTATCATTTTCAATAACATCAAACTTTTGTATCTTCTTAAAAAGTCTGTTTAGTTTAGGCATTGTATTCTCCTTATTATTATTATTATTAATTATTCCTAAACCTACAAAATTTTTTAGGTTTTTACAATAGTTAATTTAATTATTTTTAGGTAAAAAAAGCCTTGATTCCCAACGATTTTTCAATAATAATTCAATAAGTTCTTTTCTTAGCGAGGCATTGTAGCTATCTGAACTAGGTAATTAACCCATTTTTAATTACCGATTCGGGGGTGGGTTTGCTCTATTGCTTTTTTCTCCCGCCCCCAGAAATTTTGAATATGTCTTTAGTTGTAGAAATATCAAAAAACAAAAAAATTTTTTTACCATCAGATTATAAGAACCAAGATGAGTTTATAGGTTTATGGTTGCAAGCACAGTCAAAAGCCATTACAAAGGTCAAAGACGAATTTATTTTAAAAACTTATTCTCAGGAAGAATTTGACGACAAAGTAGATGAGGTCACTTACACAATTTATAAACAGTTAAGAAATGGGGGTAACAATGTTTATAGACGAGAACTCGAAACCTAAAGAAAAACTCAAAGCGTGGTATTTATTTACCGAAGATTTCATAGCTGGTACATCACATCTTAGTAACGAAGAGATAGGCATATATATGCGGTTGCTATGTTGGAATTGGAATAAAAGGTGTATTGGCCTACCTAAAGATATAAATACAATCAAAAGAATAGCTAGTTGCCAAACTGATAATGAAAAAAAATCATGTGAAAAAATAGTAAAAGAATTTTTTGTAGAAATGCAAGATCACTTTCAAAATGAAAGACAACTACAAGAATATTTATATATTCGTAAAAGAATAGACGCATCAAAAGTAAATGGTAAACTTGGTGGCAGACCAAAAAAACCTAGCCAAAACCCCCCTACCTCTACCTCTACCTCTACCAATACATCTACAAATAAATACTCTCCTATTTTTAATAAATTCTGGGATAGGATAACAAACAAAGTCAGTAAGGGTACAGCAGAGAGGAACTTTAAAAAGATTGAGCAAGAGTGGCGAGATCAGCCCGAAAAATTAGCTGATATGTATAATTCGTATTATGATTCGGTAAAAGATAAAGAATTTGCCAAACAGCCCGCATTCTGGCTATCAGCAAAAAAGTATTTAGATATAGTTCCAAAGAAAGAATATAATTTTGGTGTCACTATGACTAAAGATGAGGACAGAGTAAAAATGTTTACAGACGCAATAAAAAACAACAAGGTCACTAGATTTATTAAAGATTATGCGGCTAGGAACAAAGATGTGATTGATATGGGAATCAGGAAAGGATTTATAACTAAGGAACAGGCTATAAATGATTTAGGTATGATCAATGAATATAAGTAAATGATAGATATAAAAGAAAATTTTTTACCAAAAGATAAATTTGAGGAAATACAAGCTAAATTACTTGGAGAAAATTTTTATTGGTCTCTTGCTAATGAGATTGTAAGTAAAATACCTGAGTTAGGTGCTACTTGTGAAGAAATATATAATTGGCAATTAATACATAATTTTTATGAAACCCCAGCTACAATAAGTCAGGATATAAATATTTTAAATCCAATAATGAGCATAATTAATCCAAGAATATTAATAAGAATAAAGGCAAATTTAACACCAAGAGCAGAAAAAATTATTGAACATGGTTTACATTGTGATGTAGAGCCACCCTTATCAAACGCTACTACAAGCATATTATATCTAAATACTAATAATGGTTATACGGCATTTAAAGATGGAACTAAAATACCTAGTGTTGCCAATACATTTGTGTCTTTTCCCTCTAATTTAAAACATACGGGTTCAACTTGTACTAATGTAAAATTTAGAGGATTAATTAATTTTAATTACATAAATAAATGATGCAAAAACTAAAAATTTTTGATAAACAAAACTTACCTAACTCATAGGGTAAGAGGATATGTCGAGACCAAAAAAATATAATATTGACAAGGAACAAGTCAAAAAATTAGCTAAATTAGGTTGTACTAATAAAGAGATTGCAGATTTCTTTGGTTGCAGCGCAGATTTAATTGAGAAGAGTTATTCGGAATTCCTGACAAAAGGTCGAGCAGAAATGAAAATGAGACTTAGACAGTTTCAATGGAAATCAGCAGAACGAGGGAATGTAGTTATGCAAATTTGGCTTGGAAAACAAATCTTAGGTCAGTCAGAGAACATTATTACGGAAGATGACGAACCATTGGCGTGGAATGTTGAGTGATACCTTTACCAAATGTCAAAGCACAAATAATATATGCAGACCCAGCTTGGTCATTTAAAACGTATTCAGAAAAAGGGCAGAAACGATCTGCTATCAGGCATTATAATACCCTTAGTATTGACGATATTTGTAAGCTACCTATTTCTGATATTTCTGACGATAATTGCACTCTATTTCTTTGGGCTATTGATTCGATGTTGCCAGAGGCTTTTAGGGTTATTGAAGAGTGGGGCTTTACATATAAAACAGTGGCTTTTACATGGATAAAAGAAAATATAAAATCTGATGGATATTTCACTGGCATGGGATATTGGACTAGGTGCAATCCTGAGCAGTGTTTATTAGCTACTAAAGGTAAACCAAAAAGAATTTCTAAATCAGTAAAACAATTAGTAATTAGTAAAAGACAAGAGCATAGTAGAAAACCAGCAATTATTAGAGATAACATTGTAGAATTATGTGGTGATCTTCCAAGAGTAGAACTGTTTGCTAGACAAAAAGTAAAAGGCTGGCACAGTTGGGGAGATCAGATTTAATGCCACTTACTGACCCTCAAAGAGAGGTAATCAAATGCGATAAAAGATTTAGAGTTCTTATATCTGGTCGTAGATTTGGTAAAACATTTTTAGCAATACAGGAAATGGCTAAGTTTGCTAGGTTTCCAAATCAAAGGGTCTGGTACGTCAGCCCTAGTTATCGTCAAAGTAAAACTATTTGTTGGGATATGCTAAAAGAAATGATGCTTAGGCATAGATGGGTCAAAAGAATAAATGAGTCTGATTTATCTTTATTGTTAAAAAACAATACTCTTATAAGTCTCAAAGGGGCTGATAACGACCAGTCATTAAGAGGTGTTGGCTTAAATTTTATTGTACTAGACGAATTTGCTGACATTAAACCACAGGCTTGGTATGAGGTTTTAAGACCAACTCTAAGTGACACGTTGGGTCATGCACTATTTTGCAGTTCGCCAAAGGGGTTTAACTTTGCTTATGATCTATATAGTAAACAAGACCCTGAGTGGCAGAGTTTTAAATATACAACACTAGAGGGTGGTCAGGTATCTGAGTCTGAAATAGAGCAAGCAAAAAATGATTTAGATGAGAGAACTTTCCAACAAGAATATTTAGCAACCTTTGTAAACTACGCTGGAATTATTTATTATAACTTTGATAGAGATAAAAATATTATTGATACATACAAACATAAATTTAACACAATACATATTGGACAAGATTTTAATATAGACCCGATGGCTAGTGTTGTTTCTGTAATAGAAAATGATAAGATATATATTATTGACGAGATTCAAATTTGGTCATCAAATACAAATGAAATGATAGACGAGATAAAAAATAGATACCCAAATAAAAAAATAGTTATTTATCCTGACCCAAGTTCTAAAGCTAGAAAAACATCTGCTGGAGGTATGACT